CTTTCGGGCCCCGCTCTTCGAGGTGTTAATACCGACTCCTCGGCATACTGGAGACGTTTATGACTCGATCGTTCAGCTTCACCGTTCCAGGTAGCTATACTAATAAAGCGGGGGTCACTACAGTTGTGGCCGACGCCTATCAGATGGCTTACTCTAAGAGCGATGTCGTTAAGACGGAGGCTCATAAACGCTGGCTTCTCGATAAAACCGTATGGTTACCGCCGACCCCTTACGAGGCGTCGGTATACATATGGGGTTATCGCCCTGCCGTTCTGACTGATCCGTTAAACGATCAGGCGTGGGCAGGTCATATAAACTTTTTTGGTAAACCGGGGCATTATGATTATGCCCCGGATATAACCGGTTTATATGATGAAGTCATAAATCAGGTCATTCTCAATGTCAAGAACAGTCACGTTAATTTAGGCGCTGCGTTTGGCGAAGCGGAACAGACGATCAGTCTGGTCGCTCAGTCGGCGTCGCGTCTACATCATGCGTTCACTGCGGCGAAACATGGGAATTGGAAGAGCGCTGCTCGGGAGCTTGGTGTTGCCGGTCGCAAGTTGAAACTCGCTAAGAGTCGATACTTGGGTCCCGGAACAAAAGCTATCCAAGAGTTCTCTAACCGTTGGCTTGAACTTCAGTTCGGATGGAAACCTCTGCTATCGGATTTAAAGGGTGCAGCTCAGACCCTGGCCGAAATGCAATCATCCGATCCACCGCGCCTTCGCTGGAAAGCGAGCGCAACGAAGTGGCGTGTTTACCGTTATCCTAAGAAAGAGCATATCCCGACCGGTGGTACATTACCGTGGCAGGATCACTACTCGACTGGGGACGGCCGCCATGGCTATTCATGCACAGTGTGGTACGCCATTTCGAGTCCTGCAGCGGTCAATGCTGCCGCACTCGGTCTGACTAATCCACTTTCAGTTGCATGGGAGCTAACTCCGTTCTCATTTGTCGCAGACTGGATCCTCCCGATAGGCAATCTAATTGACACTTTAGATGCTTATAACGGAAAGGTCTTCGCCGGCGGCACAATGACGGAGTTCTATCGTGTGGATGCGCAACGGAGAAACCACGTGGTTAAGGACATCCCGCAAGGGCATACTGACACCACGTGTTCTTATCTGCACTGGCGCTACATGAATAGGTTGGTTTTAACCGACTTTCCTCATGCGGCGGCGTTGCATTTTAAGAATCCGTTATCGGTAACTCATGCCTTGGACGCTCTGGCTTTACTAGGCCAGACTATCCGGGGAGTTTTCCACTAACCAAAAGGAACAATGCATGCCTTCCTTGGCTGCAATCGTCCTGGCCGATGGCCAGGCTACTCCAGTGAACGTTACGTTCACTGCCGATCAGGTCAACGGGAATATCGTTCACTTCAATGACGGGACTGATCCGCTGTCCTCGCAGGTTACCCTGCAGACAACGGTCACTCTGGCAAAGAAGAAAGGCGAGTTTTCCGTGGTTTCCCTGGTCTTCAGGTCCCCTTACGTCGATGCGACGACCGGGGCAGTTCTGTTCTATGACCAAGCACGCGTCGAGTACCGCTATGGTTATGCGAGTCTCTTGGCTAAGCGAAAGAATCTGTTCGCTTTCGTCAAGAACGCGCATGCCAATGCTGGCATCAAGGCGTTGGCGGAAGGGCCCCAGGCGTGGTTCGCGTAGTTTCACCTACGACGAATTACACTGGTTACTTCCTCCTAACCGTGACCAACGTACTGATCATTCTGGTCAGTGCGGTTCTAGGTCTCGTTTCTATCTTAAACGGAGAAAACGATGGACAGAATATCCCCGCGCCACAGTGCTCTCTTCCTTCTGTCAGCGTTCAAACAACGTCTGGCATGGAGCCACGTCGCGACACTAAAACATCTCCTTCAGGATCGAAAGATCCCGGAAGAGAAGATCCCGGAAGTGGCAGCGATGCTGCAACTTGGAATAGTGGAGCGAGTGGAGAGTCTACACAGATTTCTGAGTGATGAGGATGTAGCCGACTTTGTCGACTATACGCTTATCGTAAAGGAATCGTCCGAGATAGCTTCCACGTTCGCCTTCGAGCTCGGCTTAGCCGAGTACCCGACGGAGAGGGGGTCGTTTCAGGACGTGTGTAGAGGAGTGACTAACTCTCTTAACTTCGATCAACCGCACCTTCAATGTATTGAGGACGGTTGCTCGGAGCTCACTTATGGTGACATTGAGCGCCTTGAACAGGCTCTACTCAAGTATCACCTTTTCGCCGCCACTCGACTTCTTGGTTATGAAGAAGAGCACGGTGTGTCGTGAATAAGAGACAGTTACGAGAGCAGCAGCGGCGTCAGCTTTATCAGCTGGCGGGTCGTAAGACGTCCGACCGTTCCTTAGCGGTTGCCTCCATGATTGGGTCGTTGTCAAAGACCTCGTATGGAGAACGCTACAGGGAAGTTGTCGCTTCAGGTAATTGGGAGGAGATCGTGAGATACCCGTCGCCTAGGCCTAGTGACTATTATAGTCATGAGGTCTTCGCGATAGATTATCTCTTAAGCGAGCTCCTGTCCAAGATGTCGCCCGCTGGTACGGGGGCTGATCCTGAAGTTCTTCGCGGGGTTGCGCTTGCGAAGTTTGCTGACAGCGAAGGTCAATGCCGAGATACGAACCAACGGCTCACACAGGAGTTTTCGCGACTCGGCTCAGCCGAGTTCGATCCGATTGTCAAGTCGGCTCGAAGAAAGATCGCGAAATGCCTGGGTGAGTTTAGCTGGGACGAGGTCTCGCGTCATTTCAGACACGGTAAACATGCCTCTACGAGGCTGAGCCGTAGAAAGGGCGACCTTTACTATAAGTTCGGGGGTTTACCCGACACCACTGTTATGTGCGAAACTCTTTCGAAGATCGCAATATCTTTGATTAAGCCTTGGCAGCCGGACGAGTTAGAGATGACTTGGCCGGAGTGCGAGGCAGAGCCAACATTTCGTTGGTCTGATCGCAAGGTTAATCTTGTGGTCGGGAATCGCATCACCACCGTCCCTAAAACAGCAAAGACGGATCGAGTTATCGCCATCGAACCCTGTATGAATATGTATATTCAGAAGGGAATCGGTGCGGTAATTCGCTCTCGCCTGCGCCGGAAGGGTTTAGAGCTCAACGATCAAAGGATAAATCAACGTCTGTCGCGAGACGGATCGATGGATGGCTCATTAGCCACGGTCGATTTGTCGTCTGCCTCAGACACGATCTCCTCTAAAGTCGTTGAACTCCTCCTTCCGCCTGACTGGTACACCGCGTTGAATCTGACGCGTTGTCACTATGGTGTGGAGCTTTCTGGGAGCGTAATCCGTTACCAGAAGTTCTCAACGATGGGCAATGGCTTTACATTCGAGTTAGAGAGCCTTATTTTCTGGGCTCTCTGTTCGGCTGTAGTAGACAACCTCTCGTTGGGGGATAAGCGCATAGGCGTGTACGGCGATGACTTGATTGTCAGCGTCGCCGCCTACGAGTCCTTAACATATACTCTCACGCGTTTTGGATTTACTCAGAATGCGAAGAAGAGCTATGCGACGGGACCGTTCCGTGAATCGTGCGGTAAGCATTGGTTCAACGGGCGCGATGTATCACCCTTCTATATCCGCGAGGGTATAGAAGACGTCACCAGGGAGTTACTATGCGTCAATAACTTCCGTAGATGGGCTAACCGAGTCTTCGACTCGTTTATCCCTCCGCGGGTGTGGGATGTATATGTGGCTCTCCGTGATTTCTTGATCCCGGAAGACTGGGTCAAGGACAATAAGATACCAGACGGTTATGGAGACCTTGGGTTGGTGACCTCGTTTACCGAGGCACTGCCCCAACGTGCTAGGCACGGTCTGGAAGGCTGGGAGTGCGATTCATTGCAACTGTCCCCGCCACCTCGTAAGCTGGTCAAAGCTCGCCGCGTTACTGGTGAGAGCCTGCTTGCGAAGGGTCTTATGCTTCAGGAAATCAATAACCCTGAAGGATCTAGGATGCCAGGCAGCCGTGAGGCTACCTTGTACTCTAGTTTGGGTCCGGAGGAATCCGGAGGTGAAACTTACTCAGATCA